TGGGACATTTAGTACTGGTATAAATATTAAAAACTTGCACAACATTGTGTTCGCAACACCAAGTAAATCTCAAGTAAAAGTGTTGCAAAGTATTGGTCGTGGATTAAGACAGTCTGATAATGGAGAGACTACAAAGTTATTTGATATTGCTGATGATTTTCATAAGAAAGGTTACAAGAATTTTACTTTAAAACATTCAGCTGAAAGGATTAAGATATATACTAAGGAAGGGTTTAAATATAAAATATACCCTATTGATATGAAAGCTGCTAAACTTAAGGATGATGATGGAAATTAAAAAAGATATTCGACAGTTAAAAATGGTTAACGGTGACGAAATAATTTGTGAAGTTCTTGAGGAACATAAGAGTCATTTTATTGTAAGAAATGCTTTGAAACTTAAAGAAAAATTAACTAAAGAAAATCATAAGTATTTTACTTTTAGTTCTTACATGACCTATCAGGATGGACTGTTACAAGTCATTATGTTAATGACCACTCATATGATGGCTTTCGGAATTCCCACCAAAGAAATGATATTTCAATACGATGTAGCTTTAGAACAGATGGACAAACTATTAAATGATCCTGAAGAAGAACCTACTTTAGATGAAAATGTAGAAGACTGGTTGAAAGAAATAATTGGTGAGGTGAATAAGAAAACTATTATACACTAGTTTTTATTCTATTCATCCCTCCGGAGCAGTAGATATATTATACACGATAGAACAAGTATTGTCAAGCAATTTTTTAAATAAATTTAGTTATTGACAAAAACCACAAAATAGTGTATAATACACACTATTAACAAATATAAAATGGAATTAATATTATGGCGAGTGAAGCATCTAAAAGACCACATTATGTTAACAATAAACAATTCAGTCAAGCTGTAGTAGACTATGTTATTCATGTGAAGGAATGTGAAAAAGATGGTCTATCCAAACCAGTAGTTCCTAATTATATCGCTGAATGTTTTCTTAAAATATGTGAGGGACTATCACACAAAGCAAACTTTGTTCGATACACATATCGAGAAGAGATGGTTATGGATGCTGTAGAAAACTGTCTAAAAGCAATTAACAGGTTTGATCCAGAAGCCGCAACTCGTTCGGGGAATCTTAATGCTTTCGCATATTTCACACAGATTTCTTGGTATGCATTCCTACGTCGCATACAGAATGAGAAACGTCAACAAGATATAAAGATGAAGTATATTTCTGAAGCTGCAATAGAAGACTTCTTAGTGAATGGAGAAAACATAGATGGTCATATTCATAACCAACCATTTGTTGATGTCCTTAGACAGAGAATTGATATTGTAAAGGATGCTGATAGTCACTTCAAAGATTACGCTAAGGAAGAAAAGAAAAGAAAAAGAAGAGCAGTTAAAGTCGATTCCGATCTCTCAGATTATTTGTAATAAAACACTTGACATTTACTTATGAAGTATGGTATAATTACCGTATAAATTTATAGGACTATATTATGAAGATTGCTATTCTCAATGATACTCATTGTGGTACAAGAAATTCTTCCGACATCTTTATGGAATATCAGGAAAGTTTTTATACTGATATATTTTTTCCATACCTACTAGAAAATAACATAACTCAGATACTCCATTTGGGTGATTACTATGACAATAGAAAAACCATAAACTTCAAGTCTCTTCACCGGAATAGAAAAGTGTTCTTGGAGAAACTGAGAGATTATGGAATCACTATGGATATAATTCCCGGCAATCACGACTGTTACTATAAGAACACTAATGACCTAAATGCATTAAAGGAACTGCAAGGACATTACATGAATGAGGTTCATTTAATTGAAGAACCTCGCGTTATGGATTATGACGGATGTAAGATTGCCCTTATCCCTTGGATAAACCCTGAGAACGAAGAGAACACTCTAGAGTTTATCAGAACTTGTAAGGCAGATATCGTTGGAGCTCATTTAGAATTGGCTGGGTTTGAAATGGACAGGGGTCTAGAGTGTAGAGATGGAATGTCTCCTACTCATTTCGATAGATTTGAGATGGTTATGACTGGACATTTCCACGCTAGATCTACTAGAGGTAATATCCACTACCTAGGATCCCAGATGGAATTCTACTGGAATGATTGTAACGATAATAAGTATTTCCATATTTTCGATACTGACACTAGAGAACTCACACCCATTCGCAATCCTCTTACTATTTACGAAAAGATTTATTATAATAGTGAAATTATAGATGTATTCCAAGACTTGTCCGGAATTGATAATAAGTTTGTTAAACTGATTGTTGTTAATAAAGGAGATCCTTTAACCTTTGAGAGGTTTGTTGATCGTATTCAGATGCGACCTATACATGAACTTAAAATTGTAGAAAACTTTAAAGAGTTTGTTGGTGACGCTGTCAATGGTGATATAAAGATCGACGACACTACTGACTTGGTACACAAGTATATCGATATGGTTGATACTGATCTAGACAAGAATAGGATTAAGACGGAACTATCCGAACTTATGATTGAAGCTCAGAATTTGGAGATAGCATAATATGGTTACAAAGAATGATATTACTGGAGATGTTATACAGTCAAAAATCCATAGTGAGAAGTATTCTGAAAACTTCGACAATATTTTTAATAAGACTTTAACCAGAGATGGTAGTCATATAGACATATCCGTCTTTGATATAAACTATATGGAAAGACATCGAGTCAGCGTTATAACTCCATCTGATTTCGTTAGTCGTGATATGTTCAAAATATATGATGCCAAAGTTACCGCATACGGCCAGACTATGGAAGATGCGATTAGATCTTTTCTTCACGAAAAGGAAAAGTTATAAAGTTCTTTACATTTTGTTCTTTTTGTGGTATAATACCCTTCCTTAATATAATTTGTTATGAGTACTACATTTTATGATAATATTTAAGAAACTTAGATATAAAAATTTTTTATCTACCGGAAATAGTTTCACCGAAATAGATTTGCAAGATTCATCCACTACATTAGTTGTTGGTCAGAATGGTGCTGGGAAATCTACTATGTTGGATGCTTTATCCTTCGGTTTGTTTGGTAAGGCTCATAGGAAGATATCTAAACCTCAACTCGTCAATAGTATAAATGCTAAGTCTACTATGGTTGAGGTTGAGTTTAGTATTGGTTCTAAAGTTTATAAAATTGTTCGTGGTATAAAACCAAACATTTTTGAGATCTATGTCAATGGGGTAATGATCGATCAGAGTTCCCACGCGAAAGAGTATCAACAGATATTAGAAAAAAATATTCTTAAACTTAATCATAAATCCTTTCACCAGATTGTTGTTCTGGGGTCTGGTTCTTTTGTTCCCTTTATGCAATTGAGTCAAACGCAAAGACGTGACGTTATCGAAGATCTTCTTGATATTAATGTATTTTCTAAAATGAATCAACTCCTAAAGGAGAAGATTGCATTACTAAAAAACTCTATAAGTGATAATAACCACAGATTGGATGTTGTTAACACTAAGATAAATTCTCAGAAAAAATATATTAGAGATCTTACAGCTATTACTGTTGCGAGTAGAAAACAGAAAGAGAAAGACATTAAAGATCTTCATAAGAAGATAAAACAACTTTCTAAACAGAATACTGACCTATCATCTAAGATTGAAGAGTTACTTCCAGCGCACACAAACGAGATAAAAAGTTTGAATGAAAAGAAAACTAAACTAACTTCCTATAATACACAATTTAAAACTCAGGTTAGAGGTATAGTAAAGGAAGCTAAGTTCTTTGAGGATAATGAATCTTGTCCAACATGCGAACAAGTTATTGGTGATGATTTACGGAAAGAGAAGAAGGATAAAGCTCAGTTTCGTGCCAAACAACTAAATGAGGCAATGCATAAAGTAACTGAAGAACTATCTGATGTCAACTCCGATATCGAAAGAGTTAATGAGGAATTAGTTCTTATTCAGAAAGATCAAACAGAAATGTACAGTAACAATAAATCTATCAGTCAATTTCAGACTCAGATAGATAGAATACAAGCTGACATAGATAGTCTGGTTGACAGTGAAGGTGATATGGGTCAAGCGAATAAAGACTTAGATGAATTGAGAGATCAGTTACATTCCTTCCAAGATGAGAAGTACAAGTTAAATGAACAACACTCTTACAATCAAGTATCTTCTGAACTTCTGAAAGATACTGGAATTAAAACTAAAATTATCAAACAGTATATACCTGTAATAAATCAATTAACGAATCAGTATTTACAGACTTTAGACTTCTTTGTTCATTTTGATTTAGACGAAAGTTTTCAAGAGACTATCAGATCTAGACATCGTGATTCATTCACCTACGATTCTTTTTCCGAAGGTGAGAAACAAAGAATAGATTTATCGTTATTGTTTACTTGGAGACAAGTAGCTAAGATGAAGAACTCTGTTGCAACAAATCTTTTGATTCTTGATGAGACTTTTGATTCTTCTCTAGACGAAGATGGTGTAGATAACATAATGAAGATCATCTACTCCTTGGGAGACGACACGAATGTGTTTGTTATCTCTCATAAGGCTGAACTTGAGGATGCTCACTTTGAGAATAAACTTGTGTTTAGTAAGAAACAAAATTTCTCCACATTGAAAAAAGTTGCATAAAGTGCTTTACAAAAGTGTAGAAATAGTGTATAATGTATGTCATATTAACTAAGGAATTATATTATGGAATTATCAGATCGTACCCTATCAGTTCTTAAGAACTACTCTAACATCAACCCTAACATTGTAATCAGTGAGGGCAATACTATTAAAACTATGGCTGTTGCTAGGAATGTTGTATCTTCCGCTACAGTTGAAGAGACCTTTCCGAAAGATTTCGGTATCTATGATCTCAATGAGTTTTTGAATGTTCTCGGTTTAGTTGAAAGACCTAACATAAGTTTCAGTGATGACTATGCAACCATAACAGATGGTTCAGGTCTTTCTTCTATTAAGTATTTTTATTCTGATCCAGACATGTTAACTTCTCCTACTAAAGACATTGTTATGCCTGAAGGTGAAGTTAAGTTTACTTTAACTGTAGAAACTCTCGCAAAAATTAAACGCGCAGCATCTGCTTTGGGTCATCAAGAAATTTGTATCAAACCTTCCAACGGTTCTATTGTTTTAGTTGTGGGTGACTCTAAAGATCCAACCTCAAACTCTTTCTCCATAAATGTTGATGGTAGTTATGTTGAAGGTACTGACTTTAGTTTTATTATAAATGTAAACAATATTAAAGTTGTTAATGAGTCTTTTGAAGTTTCTATATCTAGTAAACTTATAAGTAATTTCCGAAGCACACATTCTAATATTGAATATTTTGTTGCTCTAGAAAAGTCTTCGGTATATGGAGAATAAATAATGACTAAAGTAACTAATCAGCAAAGGATGAACGATTTATCCAATAAAGTTGCAAGATCTACTGTGGCTGTAATAGATACTATCTCAGGAAGAGGTGGGTTCAAGGGTGAGGAACTTTTGACTATAGGACAACTAAGGGAACAGTCTATACAGATTATCAGTTTGGTTGATGAAATTTCTGACGAAAATACTAAAAAATAGTTTAAAGTCCCATTCGTCTAGTCGGTTAGGACACTAGGTTTTCATCCTAGCAACATCGGTTCGAATCCGGTATGGGATGCCAAATTTGCGGAGGTCAGTTATAGAGTCAATGAGAACCACTCATTGAAGGTAGGGGAAGTTCCTACACTCCGCTCCAATATTGCGGATATAGCTCAGTTGGTAGAGCGCAACCTTGCCAAGGTCGAGGTCGTCGGTTCGAACCCGACTATCCGCTCCAACATGCGTCCGTAGCTCAGTTGGATAGAGCAACAGCCTTCTAAGCTGTGGGTCGCACGTTCGAATCGTGCCGGACGTGCCACACCGAAACCCGAAAGAACTGTTTTCCAGTCCAGTTCTTTCATACACAACCTAGTTGATTGGAATACGAATCGGTTGCCCGTCGACCGATTAAGAGATTAATGTTTAGATATGGTTGTCTAGATATAGGGCGGGCCGAACATATGGATTTTTCATGAGACTATTTTTGATTTCACTTTTAATTTTTACTGTGTCTTGTAGTACTGCGCCTGTACCTAAATCTAAAGGAAAGGATGGTTATAGGTTTGAGGTTAAGGATACAGAGATGTTGACTCCCAATATAGAATTTATTATTATTAAAAATAGAAAAGAGTACAACGATATAAGGAAAAAGTTTTTCGGACATCATTGGGATACCGTACAAGCATTTACTCGTTGGCGACCAGAATCTAAAACCTGTATCATATACATAAAAGATCCTATGTGGATGTACCAACCAGAATATATAGGACATGAAGTGGCCCATTGTATTTGGGGCAACTGGCATAAAATGGAAATAGAACCTGTAAATAATTACCAAGATAGATTAGAAACTGATTGACACATTTGACGCATTGTGTTATAATATGCGTATTGATTTATATATTATGGAGTAACTATGAAAGAATTTTTATGGGTAGAGAAGTATCGCCCTTCAAAGGTATCAGAAACTATTCTCACTGAGGATCTTAAAAACACTTTCCAGTCTATTGTGGATGGTGGTGATATGCCAAATATGATGTTTAGTGGTAAAGCTGGTACTGGTAAGACCACTATCGCTCTTGCTATGTGTGATGAACTAGGACTTGATCATATCGTTATCAATGGTTCCGAAGAGGGTAACATTGATACCCTACGCGGAAAGATTAAACAGTTCGCCTCGTCTGTATCTCTCTCAGGGGGTTACAAAGTTGTAATCCTTGACGAGGCGGACTACCTTAATCCGCAATCTACTCAACCAGCTCTCAGAGGTTTCATAGAAGAGTTTTCTAAGAACTGTCGATTTATCCTTACTTGTAATTTCAAGAATCGTATAATAGAACCACTACATTCTCGTTGTTCTAATTACGAGTTTACTTTCAGTAAGAAGATAATGGCACAATTGTGTGGTCAGTTTATGACTCGTCTTCAAACTATTCTTAATGAAGAAGGAGTAGAGTACAATAAAGATGTGGTTGCTGGTCTTATTATGCGACACGCCCCAGACTGGAGACGAGTTCTTAATGAAGCTCAGAGGGGTTCTATAAGCGGTACCTTACTAACTACTGTTATAGATAATGATAATAATAGTAACTATGCATTATTGTTTTCTTATATCAAAAACAAGGACTTTAAAAAAATGCGACAGTGGGTTGTCAATAATATGGACTTAGAGCCCGCTTCGATATTCAGAGATGTCTATGACAATATGCAAGACCATGTTGTGTCTGAGAGTATACCCCAGTTGGTCCTGATTCTTGCGGACTATCAATATAAAAATGCGTTTGTGGCAGACCACGAACTTAACTTAGTCGCCTGTCTTACTGAAGTCATGGCAAATGTGGAGATAAAGTGATGAACAATATAGAAGTAATGACCCCAAGAAAGAAAGCTTTGTTAGAAAAAAACATGAAAAGTGTTTCTTATAGAAATCAACAAGTGAGAGAAAATAAAAACCTAAAAATAATGTGTTCTATATTATTGGTATCAAACCTTATTCTTCTTGCATTGTTGGTCGCATGAAAAAAGAGAAACCACTTTCTCCCTTTGATTTTCTGAATAGTATAAATGATTCTAAGATAGATATTATGTCTATAGATACTGATAACGAGAAAGTTTATAACTCGTTTATGGTTAACCGTAGTTTGTCTTATTTTGCGGATACTATATTTATGGCGAATGAAATGAACAGATACCACCATCTAGACAGTAAACTACAATTTCATTTTTTTATAAATATTATACGTAAACGCAAACGTTTTAGTAAATGGGCTAAAGCGGATAATATTAATAACATAGAAGCTGTGAAAGAATATTTTGGTTATAGTGACAGTAAGGCAAAGCAGGCGTTAACTATATTAACAGAAGACCAGATTGCAGCAATTCAGAATAAGGTTTTTAAAGGTGGAAGAAAATAATTTAGTAGAATGGAATCCTCTGAAGATGCTAGAAATAGTTTTGACAGAACCCGACGATTTTTTAAAAGTTAGAGAAACGTTAACACGGATAGGAGTATCTTCTCGACGTGATAATACCCTGTATCAATCATGTCACATACTGCACAAACAAGGTAGATACTTTATAGTGCACTTTAAAGAATTGTTTTTATTAGACGGTAAGAAATCTAATCTAGAAGAGAATGACATAATGCGAAGGAACACTATCGCGATACTTCTTCAAGATTGGGGCTTGGTTGATATCCAAAATAAAGATATGGTTAAGGAGTCTGCCCCTATGCGACAGATAAAAATTATATCTCATAAGGATAAGGTTAATTGGAATCTTCAACCTAAGTACAATATTGGTAATAGTTAATATAGGATTATATTATGGTAGGATATGGAATTTTCTCTGAAGAAAGAGAAGAGAATATAAAAACAAAAACGCCCTTTTTTGGTAAGTTACCTATCGATGTTCCTTCAACATTTGATTGGAACCAATACATGCATCTAATGGATTCTCATCCAGAAGAACTTTATGATAGGAACACTAAAAAAATGAGACTTGGTCTCAATTCATTCCACAGTCGTCCCTCAGCTCCAGTCTTTGCAAAGGAGATTGTTTCTGAGATGGAAGACTTCTTTTCTCTGCATGAGGGTAAGATAACCAATATCGCATTCAGTGGTTTTGGTAGAGAGAGTGACAGTTATCCTTGGCATAAAGATTCTATGGACGTATTCTTATGTCAGGCTATATCTACGATAGGTCTAAGGATAGAAGGTATCAATAATAATGAGGCCTTCCCTTTTAGTGCTGGAGACTATGTTTGGATTCCCAGAGGAACTCACCATCAAATAATACCTAAAGATTCTAGAGTAACCTTTTCTTTCGGTGTTGAAGGTGACCCAGACCCCTCAACATATTTCTAAGGATAGGGGGTGTTGTTTAAAGCATCCTCTATTACAACTTGCATAGTCAAACCTTCGTCTTTAAAAGATAAAGTTATTCTATCACAGTCGTAATTAGTATAAGATTTACCATTTTTGTCTACTACCTCTATGCGAGTTGTTGTAGCTGGTATTTCCTGTTTAAAATTGTTTACACTAAATGGGTAGTTAACATCCGGATTATCTTCTTCGTGTTGTCGTCTCCATTCTTCGTAGTCGTGCCATTCTTCTTCTTCTGACATATCATTCCTTAAATAAATATTGACTTTCCATAAACTTTGTGTTATAATACTTATATATATAATCGGGTATGCCGAATGGTCGGGTACCCATTAATCTTGCATGAAACTAATGGAGAAAAAATATGACTACTGTAAAGCAATTATTCCCACGTAACGCGTTTGTGGGTTTCGATCATCTTATTAACGAGTTGGACTTCGTCGCAAAAAACGCAAACGATAACTATCCCCCTCATAATATAATAAAGGTGTCAGACACAGATTACCTTATCGAAATCGCTGTTGCGGGATTTACCCAAGAACAAATCGAAATTGAATCTATAGAACGTACTCTCATTGTTGTGGGTGATAGTAGCGGTTCTGCTGACAAGGATTATATCCATCGTGGCATCTCAACAAGAAAGTTTAAAAGGGTATTCAGATTGTCCGAATATGTAGAAGTGGCTGGTGCCCTTCTTAAGGACGGTATTCTATCGATCCAAATGGAGATAGAGTTACCTGAAGAAAGGCGACCTCGCAAAATTTCAATTAATTAGCGAGGAGAATCTAATGCGGACTATAATCAGAAAGACTAAGAAAAAAGTGAAAAAGGTGGAATTAGAACACTTTGAGTATCTGGTAATCACAGTCTTAATGGCAAGTTACTTTATGGCAATATTTCCATTAAGGTAACACCGTCAAGAAACTTTTAAATAGGGTGAGTCTAAATCGCTCACCCGACCTTTTAGGAAAATATATGATAGCGTATCAAATTGTAATGAAAGGAGACTATAGGTCTGAACAATACGCGGAAATTTCTAGAAGATCCTTCCAACCAGCTATCGATGCTGGTATTATTTCTGAAATAAGAACATTCGATGCAATAACTCCTGAGTCTCCTGATTTCTTTGAACACTGTTATCGTTATGAATGGTGTCCTAGTATAATGTTGGCCGACATAAGATCCGGTAAAAAAACTCAAGATCATTCTGAAACAGAAAAGGCTGGTATGTGTTCTCATTGGGAACTTATGAGAATGCAGTCTGAATCTGATGAAAGATTTTTCGTGATGGAACATGATACGTACCTGTTACCTCAACACTTGAATACTTTCGAATTGATGGTAGATTTTACTCGATCACATCAACCCTTTTATGTAAACATTGGTTTGTTTATGGGTTGTTACTCTCTAGACACTCATTGCGCTGCCTGGCAGTACGATCTTTTAATAAATAAAGAGTTCCCTATAAACTGTGGTCCTTACTGCACTCTCCAGAGATTGTATAGAACATACTCTACTCAATACTTAGAAAGGGCTGGAGTTAGATACCACGGAAAAGAAGTTACTGTAGTTCATCCTTGGACCCAATGTACCACTTTGGGATTCGGTAGAGACTGTGGAACTTACTTTAACAAACCAGATTTGGACGAGAAAAATAGCATACCCAATCCTACTACACAAGTTATATCAAAAAGTCTCATGGTCACCCAAGAACATGATTCTTATATCGATAGACATATAGAAAAACCTTGGACAAGACATAATTATTTTCATATTATTGAATAAAACACTTTACATTCCTTGTCGAATCGTGTATAATACCTGTTATATATTATGGAGACTTTATGGAATTTTATACATCAGTAACTCGTTACGGTAATAACATCCTCTACCGTGGGTATAAAGACGGCGTCCGTGTAAAAAAACGCGTTCCTTTTCAACCCACACTTTTCATTCCTACCCCAAAACAAAAGACTCCTTGGAAAGGACTAGATCAAATTAACTTGGAACCCATCCAGTTAGATTCTATGAAGGAAGCCTCAGACTTTATAAAACGTTATGACAACGTAGAAAATTTCCGAGTCTATGGTATGAACAACTTTATTTACCAATATATTTCTGAAAAGTTTCCCAACAACATAAACTTCGATTCTAAAAATGTTGAGGTTACCTACATAGATATTGAGGTTCACTCTGAGGAAGGTTTCCCCGAACCAACACTAGCGCAACATCCTGTCACTGCTATCACGATAATCCAGAGAGATGGAATTCGTCGGGTCTGGTCTTGTATTGATTATGAGAATACTAGAGACGATGTTCTTTATGTTAAGTGTGAGACTGAAGCTGAGTTGATGACCAAGTTTATTGAACACTGGAAAGAGTGGACCCCTGATATCATCACTGGATGGAACAGTACTTCCTTTGATATGACCTATCTGATTAATAGGACCATGCGTTTGTTCGGTGAGGAAGAGTCTAGGAAATTTTCTCCTTGGGGTGTGGTCAAACTTAAGAAGGGTCGAGTCAATAAATTTGGTATGGACGAAGCTGACACATTCGATATTATGGGTGTGGC